TTGTCCTTCAATTAAATTAGAACATTGTATAAATGTTTGTGAGCCAGATACTAATTGTATATTAAAGAAATTACCTAATGAACAATCCATACTTGCAGTTTGTGATGAAATTGCTAAAGTAGATACATTACCTTTTAATCTACCTGTATATGTTGATGATCCTGATACATTTAAACTTGCATTTATATTTTGAGTACCATAGAATGTATTTGAACCAGTCGTTGCATATGAGCCGGTTAATAAACCTATGGTATTCCATTTAGTATCATTTGATGCAGTATAATTACCGATTGTAATAAATTTACTATCAACACTACCAGTCCAACTTGCAAGTGTAATATCTTTACTCTCCTGAGATGCAGTAAATGAGTTTAAAGAAGATGTTACACTTTGTAAGGTATTCCACTTTGTATCATTTGATTGTGTATATGATTGAAACGATGCACTATCTAATTTAGTATTGATTCTAATATCAAATGATGCAGAATCAATCAAATATGAACCTGTATCTAATTTAGTATTGATTTGGTTAATTAATGAACCCGTTACCACTGCAATAGATGTAGAATATTCAGTTTCAGTTACAAAGTTTGTTTGTAAAGATGCACTCCAAGCTTCTAAATTATCTATTCTTAAATCAACTGATGCACTAAATATATCAAATGATGCACTATCTAATTTTTGATTGATTCTAAAATCAGTAGATGAACTAAATGGAATAAATTCAACACCCGCAACAAACAACGTATTAGGGATTGAGACAGTTCCATTTAAAGTTTGAGTATCAGATACGTTATCTCCGAGAACGTTCGACCCTGAAGAGAATATCACCGATGCTGATTCAATGATAGTGTGTATCTCATATGCGTTGATTGAACCTACTACATTGATATTACCATTAAAGTTTACATCTACCCCACTTGCAGTAAATGCAGTTTTAAGAGATGCAGTATAATTCTCAATTTCAGAAATTCTTAAATCATTACTTTGTGTGTAAAGATTCATTGATGAAGTATATTCACCAATTGTATTAAATTTAGTATCTACACTTGCAGTGTAAGATGCTAGAGTTATGTTTTTTTGTTCTTGTGATGAAGTAAAAAACTCTATTGAATCTAATCTTTGGTCTACTGATGTAGAAAATGGTCCTTCTAAGTAATCTAATCTACTATCTACTGATTGGGAATATATTTCAACATTACCAATTCCACTAATTGTAGATGAGGAAATTTCATTACTAACTTTAAGTGAACCCGTAATTTCTACTTCACCGATAATATCAATTGGGCCTCTATGATGTAAAGGGCCATCTATTGTTAAACTACCACTAATGCTAGTTTGTCCTACAATAGTTTGAGTATCAGATACATTATCACCAAATTGGTTAGAACCTGATGAGTAAATTTGAGATGAACTTATTGTTGTAGTAATTACTTTATCTGAATGAACTGTCCCACTTACAAATAAATCACCTTTAATTTGTATGTTAGATGCAGTAATATCATTTGATACTTCTAATGAGCCAGTAATTCTAACCGGAGCTGAAACACGACCTGTAAAAGTATAAGATTGATTAATTTGTGGGTATTCACCATCTATCGTTACCCATACATCTCCAGTGCCACTACCACTAACATCCGTTACGATACCATTGATTACATTGATACCATTACAAATCCAACCAACTCTAACATCGTTAATAGTTGGAGGTATCCCACCTTCTGGTGCATAACTTCCTGTCACTCTTACTACGTGTGTGTAGAAAGGGTCATAAAGGTTTTCGTATGCAGGTGTAGATGCTGTAAAGTATGTGTTAATATCTACACCACCTGTAATTTCAGTATCCAATTCAACTCGTAAAGTGTTTGTAGTTAAATCCCCACTAGCAGAGATATCTCCTCTAGTGTTCAATGAAACACCTAAGTTATTACCTAATCCATCTTGTAGTTGGATTAAATCTACACTCGCAGTGTTATCCGATTCTAAATGGATTAAACTTTGATAACTTCTTGAAATGTATAAATTTGATAAACTTCCCATTTTGTAATATTTTTTTATTTTATGTATATTGCCATTTTCTTAATGCTACATCTACTCCTTCACCCCATCTCTCTGGTGTTGTATTCCATATTTTAGGGGATGTCCATAATTCACATAATGCACAATCTCCAAAATCATAGTAAGGTATAGATAGAATCGGTAAATTATAGAAATCATAATTATCTCTATCTTTTATTTCTTCTAATATTGTAAAACATTTTAAGTTTTCGTAATTCTGTAAGTAACTAATTGGCTGAGAGTTAGGTGAAATGTTTGTTGCAAACACTTGTCCAATACTTCCAGTTGTTGCAGTTACTGCGTTATAGATATCTCCCGTATCACAATCTTCTATTTTATAATAACTTCCCGAAGGGTTAATCAAAAAAAAAAGACAACGATTTTTATCATTGTGGACCGTTAAGTCAAATTCAGCGGACCAACCTGCCAGTCCATTATCGAACTGGTCTCTGAAGGGTTCACAATTTATATCACCATTTATTTCGAATCCATCAACACTTCGTTGTGTATAAGCAGTAAGGTCATTAATTATACTAAGAGTATTTGCATGGATATCAACCACATCATCCACTCCATAATACGGAACTTCCTGATTATTCTCTTCACCTTCAGATTCATTATTTTTTAATTTAGTTTTATCTGCAACAATTAACTGAATTTGGTATTCAGTTGTAGAAGTACCAAAGTTAGCTGCCTGTATTTTGATATTACCAATGGGATACATTGGAAATTCTTTACTATCTACACCAAAAACATCACCTTGTGTTACATGTCCAATCGAAGGGTGGTTCGTCATTATTGTTTTAAAATAATTTAGAACATTGTAATACAAAGAGAAGTTTGTAGCGTTATTGTGTACTATTTGTTGTGATGCCATAAGTTATTAAAGTTGTATTCCACCAAAATATTGATTTTGCATATCTGGATATATCTGGGTTTGATTTCCTACTGATTCATAATATTGTGGAATGTTATTACTATATGCTATTAAATAATCTTGTAATCTAGTAGCATAATAATCGGCGTTATTCAATGCTTTATTCAATAGGTAATCTACTTCACCTTTACTTGGAGCAACACTCTGGTCTGAAAGGTGTTTTACTGCACCTTGTGATTTGAATGTGATAGATGAGAACGGAATATACTCCACACACGCATACCATAATAAAACATATTTGATATGATCGTTCATTAAGTCTTTGTAATACGAATCTAATTGACCGAATGTGCCATCCTCAATCTTTTCTTGTAAGTAATAAAATAGGACAGTTCCTAATAAATTCAAAAGGTATTTGTCTTGTGCAGTTCTTACGAAGGGTAATAATGCATCAGCATCAATTGCTCCTTGTAATGGGGAGTTTTTGATGATGTCATTGCGGGTGATAAATAATGGATAAGCCATAGTTAGTTAATTTTATTCGTAATTTTTATTAAAGAATGGTTGTGAAAATCTTACATTTTTTTCATCATCTATTGTAACCTCATCTTCTTCCATTTCAGTTGTTTCATTTCCTTGCATTGTCTCATCTACATCTGTTTGAGCTTCTTCAATAGTTTGTCCAGTTTCTTCTGCAGTTTCTGAAAGAATGACTAATGGTGTTAATTGTTCGAATGACAGGTCTTTTTTACCCCAACCACCATTCACTAAGGCATCTGAAATAAAGGACAATATAAGGTTCTGAAATGGTTGTATTGTCATAGTTTGGAAAATAGAATATGCTGTTTTCATCTCATCTGATTGAGAAGAGAATCCATTGTTTGCAGTACGGATACCGAAAAGTAATGGAGAAACAATTCTATGTGCAACTAAGATTCTATCTTGTGCGTATTCCGCAACGTATTGGAACTTCTCATGCAAGTTATCAATTTGGATTGCATCTACCGTTGGTTTATTTACAGCATCATCGTTAAATGATAACATAAATCTACCAGCGTTACGTGTTCCTGTAAACTTAGATTCAATCATTGCTTCGATTGTTTGTCTTTCTTCAGGTGCAGGAACTCCATTGTTCATATTTATCATTACCAATGGTAAGAACCCATTCTCAATATTATTAAGGTGAGCATTACTTAATTCTGCTTCTACAAATGAAAATTGTAATGCAGGAATCCAATCTGGTAAAGAGTAATAGTATTTATTTGGTTCGTATTCTTTTATGTATAGAATTTCTATTTCTTCATTAGAAGTTCCAAATGAAGGAATTTTAATTCTTTCTTTTTGTTTTTTATAATCATCCCAATCAGTGCAATAGAAATAATTTTGAACTTTTGTGTGTGGTGCGAATAACTTCTCAGCACGAATAGTTTGAACTGGTATGTGAAAGAACTTACGAATTTTAGTATGTTCTTTATTCCAAATAACTTGAAATGCACTATTACCATACAATTTTAAATCGAATGCTACTTTTCTTAAATCCTCACCTGGGATTAGTTTTGCTAAATCTTCTTCAAATGTTGCATCATCCGTAACGATTCCTTTTCCATAGATTAAATCTGCAGAACCTTCAACACATGCTGCGTTAGTAGTTGATGTATTGTATGCTTCAGTTATTAAATCGAAGTAATCATCAGTACCATTTATACCAACCGGTATCCAATTTTGACGAGTTTTAGTATCCTCTGTTATGACTGGAATATCCTGTCTAGTAAGATTTAATACTGAAAAGTTTTGATTTGTCTTCATATTAAGTTAAAATTATATATTCATTTGATGAGCCAGTGTAAGAGATATACCCATCATTTTGTGTTTTATACTCACTCTTATCTACTGATTGTGATTGGAATACCTGAATACTACCATGCCATATAGGAGAATTACTACCACTATTTAATAAAGTTGCACGATATTCAGAACCTACTATTGCACCACTAATAGATGCAGTAAAAGAAAGATAAGATTCATAACCTTCAAATGATGCAGAAGTTAAACTTCCAGTCAAATTATAGTTTCTACTCATATCTTGCAAAGATAAAGTAAACTCATTTGATGAGGTTGGTTGTGTTCTAATGGTGAATCCGTTACTTCCAGATATGTAATATGTTAGCATTAGGCCGTATTTAAGTTGATTTATCTAAGCTTTAACAATCAAAAATCTAAAAGTTATGATATAGGCACAAAAAAACCCACTCTGTAAAGAATGGGTTTTTAATATGTAAAGTGAATATAGATTAACTATATACAATTGTTGGTTGAGTAGCCAATCCAGCGAATGGATTAGATGCAGTTGAACCAGATATGAATGCTGCTGGTAAAGGTTCAGTTCCTGTGAACTGTGCAGAATAACCATAAAGGTCACCCATTGCTGCTCCGGTCTGAATAGTTCCTGCAGTCAAATCTGCTCCTTCAGTTTGTCCTACTAATAAGGCATCACCTGATTTAGTCCATACAACGATTTGTGGTCTGCCGTATGCCATCAATTTCAATTGTGTTGTCATTTCGTTGGTTAATTTCTTCAAGTTAAGAGTTAATTCTTGAGAGAAGAAAGTTGTTCCATTTTCACGAGATGAGTTAATAGTCTCTGTATATGCACTTGTTCCTTTCAATTCATAATAGTACACCGTACTACCTGATGGAAGAGCTGTCACTTGTCCAGCACCATTAGTTGTGAATGAGCCAGTTGTAAAGTTTAAAAAGTAAACACCTTGTAAACCACCTACTGATTCTTTACATACTTCTT